GTTAAGATTAAGACAAGAAGGTATTGATTTAACAAAAATGGCAGTAGCTGGAATTACTGCAAATACATACGAAGGTGTGTATTCACCATCTAATATGGATGAGAATCCTTGGAAGATGAGAGTAGGTGAAGGGTTCGAAGATTTAACCCAATGGTTATAGTGTTTTAATATTTTTACATATTTATTGTATATATCAAAATACTATTTACTATGATTAAGTTAAAATCTTTACTAAACGAAGATGAGTATATAGACCAAGCATATGCTATGGGTGATACTCCGCAAGATAATCCAATTGATGATTATGATGAATTGGATGTTGAGCAAGAAGATATGGATAACTTTCTTGCATACTTACAACAATACTCAAACGAATTGAATGAGACAAATTGTAATTGTGTGTTTGAAGCAGAATATCAGGGAAGAGAAGTAAAGTTGGGTAAACCGATGCAAGGGGATGTTTCCAAATTTAAGGTCTATGTAAAAAATCCAAAGACTGGGAAGGTGATTAAAGTAAATTTTGGACAAAAAGGTATGGTAATTAAAAAAAATAACCCGGCAAGAAGAAAATCATTTAGAGCAAGAATGAATTGTGATGAACCGGGACCCCGTACTCGTGCTAGATATTGGAGTTGTAGAGCTTGGTAATATGGCTTTTTTATATAAAATAACAAATAGTGTAAATGGTAAATCTTATATAGGATGGACTGGTAAATCTGTTGATGTAAGATGGAAACAACATAAATTTGATGCGTTAAATAAAAATACAAATAGAAAATTTTATAATGCTATTAAAAAATATGGAGTTGATTGTTGGGATGTTGAAACTTTAATGGAAGTATCTACAAATATAGAAGCAAAACAAAAAGAAATTGAATTAATATTATACCATAAAACATATGAAGCTGGATACAATGCTACTTTGGGTGGAGATGGTAATAACGGAATTGTTATGACAAAAGAGTCTAACGATAAAAGAAGTGTTAAATTAAAAGGTATAAAAAGACCCGATGGTTGGAATACCCATAGAACACATAGTGAAGATAGTAAAAACAAAATATCAGCATCTCATTTGGGTATGAAAAAGCCGTGGGTAAAATGGACAACCGAACAAATACAAAAAAGAGCAATGACTCGTAGAGTATTAACAAAAGAGCAATATGATATAATATATAAATTAAGAAATGAAGGTTTATATACAAAAGATATTGCAAATATAGTAGGTGTTTCAAATGATGTAGTCAAAAAATGGCTGCATATGAGCTGGTAAATAAAGGTTATACAACAAAATAGAAAATTATGGCAGAATTAAATGATGATAGAAGTTTTTTTGGTAGACTAAAGAAATTGTTTGCAACACAAGCCGTTGTCCGAATTGATAAAGATGGGAAACGTAAAGTTGTTGATACAGATGATAGACAGTACAATACAAACTTTATTAATTTAAGAGATAGATATACAAAGTTACAAAAATCATTCTACGAACAACAAGGTGGTGCTCAATCAATGGCATATTCGCAAGTTCGTAGAGAATTATTCAGAGATTATGATGCAATGGATAATGACCCGATACTTTCATCGGCATTAGACATTTATGCGGATGAATCAACTACAAAAGATGAATATGGTGAGGTATTAACAATCAAATCATCTAATGAAAATGTAAAAGAAGCATTACACAACTTATTCTACGATATAATGAACGTAGAGTTTAACTTGTGGCCTTGGGTTCGTAATATGGTTAAGTATGGTGATTTCTTTTTGGCATTGGAAATTGGTGAGAATCAAGGAATTGTAAATGTAAAACCATATTCTGTCTACAATACTGAGCGATTAGAAAATACTGACCCATCAAATCCTAACTATGTTAAGTTTAAAGTAGAGTTGGATGAGATTGGAAAGAAGGAATATGAGAACTATGAAATGGCTCATTTTCGTTTACTTTCAGATACAAACTTCCTACCATATGGTAAATCAATGATTGAGGGAGCAAGAAGAATTTGGAAACAATTAACTCTTATGGAAGATGCGATGTTAATCCATCGTATTATGAGAGCTCCTGAAAAGAGAGTATTCAAAATTGATATTGGTAACATTCCACCGCAAGAGGTTGATAACTATATGCAAAAAATTATCAACAAAATGAAGAAAACTCCATTCGTTGATAGAAATACAGGAGATTACAACTTAAAATACAATATCCAAAACCTTACGGAAGATTTCTTTTTACCTGTTAGAGGTGGAGATAGTGGTACATCAATTGAAAATATTAGTGGTTTAGAATATACTGCAACGGAAGATATTGATTACTTAAAAAACAAATTATTTGCTGCATTGAGAGTACCAAAGGCTTACTTATCTTATGATGAGAACGTAAATGGTAAAGCAACTCTTGCGGCAGAAGATGTTAGATTCGCAAGAACTGTTGAAAGAATTCAAAGAACAGTAGTAAGTGAATTAACTAAAATAGCAATCGTTCACTTAGCAGCTCAAGGTATTGATGATGCTGAAATGGTAAACTTTGAATTAACTCTTACAAACTCATCTACAATCTATGAGCAAGAGAAAGTAAATCTTTGGAGTGAGAAGGTGAGATTAGGAACTGATATTAAAAATATGAATATGTTATCTACCGATTGGGTATATCATAATGTATTTAATATGAGCGAAGATGAAATAAATACGGAGAGAGCTAAAGTAATATTAGATATCAAAGATAGATTTAGACATAACTCAATTGAACAGCAAGGTGAAGACCCAGCAAATCCACCAAAACAACAAAATGTGGAGCAAGAGATAGAGGAGTTGAAATTGGGTATGAGTCAAGACAAAGGTGGTAGACCAAGAGAAGGTAACACATATGGTAAAGATAAACACCCATATGGTAGAGACCCATTGGGTGATAAAGAAAATCACGGAGAAAGAAAAAGAGAAAATAGAAACATATCAACTGCAAAATTAGCAAAAGAATATATAAATGGAATATCAGCTAAAAGAAAGGTTTTGATTGAGAAATCTGGTATGTTAGATGAAAAAAATTTATTAGATGACACAAAAATTTAACAAATAAAAAAAGGTTTATATTTATATGTGTTACTATACGGTCGTAAGTTAAATATAGGGTAAATAAATGAAAAAAATAAAGCACAGTAAATTCAAAAATACTGGAGTGTTATTTGAATTATTAGTAAGACAAATAACATTAGAGGTATTGAATGGAGATAAAACGGAAAATGCTAAGAAGATAGTTAAGGAGTTTTTTGCTCCCGGAACGGAACTTAATAAAGAGTTACGTTTGTATGAACTACTTTTAAAAGAAAAATATAATACGGAGAGTAGAGCAGAGAAATTTGTAGATACTGTATCCCAAGCTCACTCAAAATTAAATGAGGGAAAACTAGCTAAAGAAAAATATGGTTTAATTAAAGAAATTGGTGCTAAATTCGAAATAGAGCAATTCTTATCATCGCCAATTACCAACTACAAAGTATTAGCTTCAATTTATAAAGTATTTGAATCTAAAAAATCGGAAAACTACGATATTAAAGATATATTCAATTCGAAGATTACCCTAATTGAAAACATCATAGCAAGACCTGCTAAAGTAGAAGCAGTTAAAAATGTTGAATCGATTAAGTTAATGGAAACTTATTCTCAACAAGAAAAAGATTTACGTTTATTGACTTATAAGATATTGGTTGAAACTTTCAATAAAAAATATACTAATTTAGATACAAAACAAAAAGGCTTGTTGAAAGAGTATATTAACAATATGAGTAACACAACTAAATTCAAAGATTATGTTGTTACCGAAGTTCCTAAAATCGCAAAAGAACTTAGATTAATTGAAACTAAAGTTTGTGATAAAGTAACTAAAATCAAATTATTAGAAACAATTTCAGTATTAGAAAAAATGAAGATTGGAAAGACTGTTTCCGATTCTCAAGTTTCATCTATTATGCTTTCTTATGAATTAGTTAAAGAATTAAAGAACAAAGTAAATGGAAAATAAATTAAGAGAAATAATCAGAGGTTTAGTTAGAGAAATTCAATCCGAAAAAGAATTGGAAGAAATGACTGGAACTGGTGCAGTTGCTGGTTATGATACTCCAAACGCATTTTCTAAACCTGGTCAAACTGGAAAGAAAAACAATAGATTAGCTAAAGTTACCGGTGGAACTGTTGTAGATGATTTAGAAGAAGGAAAATTAAAAGAGGAGATGGGAGTTTTGGATTTACAACCTGAAAAAGCAAAACCAACCGCAACTCCTGCAAAAGATGAAAATGATAAAGATGATGAAATGGCTAATGTATCCTCAATGGAATTAGTTGAAAATCGTTGGTTAGAATTAAAAAGAGAAGATGCTTCTCCGCAAAAGAAAATAGCAGTAGGATTGAGAAGTGTAAAATCTCAATTATCAGAAATAGAAAAGTTTGTTAATTGGTACTCAAGATTAAAAACTGAAAACAATTTGGACAGAACGGGTTATTATAAAAGAACATATAGTAACTTAAATACTATCAAAGAACGATTAAATAAAATAGCGGAGAAAATCCACTCAATGTAATATGGCAGGTATAACAAAACAAAGACTAAAAGAATTAGTTAAGGAAGTAATGGTAGAAGAAACTGAATATCAGGCATTCTTCCAA